TATATGAATAATGAGTCCCCACAATATCATTGCACAAGCCTTGACTTCTAACCACTTGTTGTGTATGGTTTCCCCTAGTCCAAAACTCGGGCTGTTCCCAATGAGTGTTGCTACGTTGAATAATCAATTACTTGGCTTGTGCCGGCAAGAGATATTCGTAAATTGTGTAACCACTGTCTACTGTAATTTGAGCCGCACCTTGATCAGAAATACGTACAGTCTTGTCACCTGGCAAATCCATAATAGACAAGAATACCTTAACAGGCCACATCCATGCTCTTGTAAGTTCACCTGTTACTGTAGGTTGAAATACAAAATTACCTGAGTGAGTTGAAGGATCACCAAAAAAGATTTTAAGATCGCCATCTTCTGTTTTAGTAGTAAAGTTCAATTCTTCAGAGTTTGCTTGTGCCTGCATTTTTAAACGCATGATACCTGCAACTGTTGGTTCAAATTCTACGTCCCAATTAGCACCTTTGAAAGTAACATTTCTTACTTTTTCTTCGATGATTGCTTGTGACATCAAACGATAGTCGTTAACAAAATCTCCTTGCTTAGTTGCAAAGTGAATTGCACTAGGAACTTCGTTGCCATCTTTGTTTGCTTTAGTCATGTCGATTGTAGAACTATCATCATTGTAGACATCAAAGCCTAAAATAGTTTTTAGTTTAGTTAGATTCGGCATACCAAATGTTCCGATAAAATCTGCAACAGGCGTTTTAGTTTTGCCTGTCACAATAACAGATTTATCTTCTGCAATTGCATGAATTTCAGTTTCTGTATCAGTTCCCACGATCTTTACTAGATCAATGATGCCTAGACTATGCGTGTAACCGATGATGTCTAATAAGTTATCTTTCATTTATACTCCTCGTAATGTATTTAGGTAGATATACTGTGTATTATATCTGGATTTATTGTGTAAAGCAAATGTTTTGGACATGTGATTTACCCGAAACTAAACAACTCATCAAACGTTGAATTAGTGTCTGTGTTTGCTCGTAAGTCCCATTTAAGAACTCCTAGCAAGTTGCTGATTTTTTCATCTACTAAAGTAGACTCCATTAAGTTGTCATCAAATGGCATGTCTTTGAACCATTCAGGAAGTCTAAGTTGATCTGTAGGGTATGCAATACTCGTATAACCTAACGCATTAGTTTTGAGTTTACATACTACTACTTTGAATCCATCCATGATCTCCATTGAATAATTGTCATCATGTATTCTTTTAAGTGTGTTCCAATTCATTGCCGCTCTTACGTGACCCGGCATGTTTGCTCGACCAGTCTTAGATTTCTTTTCTAGTTCAGTATAATATGTCAATTTGTTAACAGACTTAGGAGAACCTTTTGTCCAAGAATCCTGTTGACCTAATGATATTTTAAACTCTTTAATCTTTTCGATAATATCATCACGTTGTTTACCTGATAGTGTCATTTCTAAAACTTCCATTAAGAAGTCTTGTACATATGCAGGAGTATCTGCTCTCTTTAAGTCTAAGCCCATTGCCTTAACTTTCATCGCACCATCTTTGTCAGTACGTTTATTTTCTGCATCATAGATATTGATTGCATATCTTTTCTTAGTAATAAACAATCCTCTGTCACCACAGACTTCTCTGCCACCTTTGATAATCATACCTTTGTCACGTGGACAATGAAATGCTTTTTCCATAAAGCCAGGAAACGATACATTACATTGGTCAGACATACTTTCATACAAGTCAATAAATGTCTGCTTTTTGTCTTCTAATGACATATCTGCTGGAAGATCATCTTTAAGCATGGGCCATGCACTAAAGTAACATGAGTCAGTATCACCATAAATCATTGAGTCACCTGTGTGATCATATTTACCAGTCATTATTTCATTAACAAATGCTGACATATGCTTAGTGATAGAACGACCTGTGAGTGTTGTACTTTGTCCTATGCGTTTATCATAGAATCGACAATGCTCATTCAAAAGTGCACCATATGCAGAGTTAAGCAAAATTTTACGAACTAACTGACGTTTGTCCCAATACTCAATGTCTTCTTTTGTAGTTGCTTCTCTGAGTTTACCTTGCATAATCTTACGATCAGAATACCATTTAGATAACAGTCCAGGAATCACACCTTCAGTATCTGATCTAAAGATTGTACCATTTGCACTAAGGATATAAGGATTATTAGAATCGTAAATCATCTTCCATGCTTCTGCGGCACTCATCTGTTCTTCTCTGCCATCTTCATAATCAATCGTCAGCATAGTGCCACGTTCCTGATTTTGAATGGCAGTGTACTCTAGTGAGCCGAAAAGACCTTCCCATAGTACGGGTCCTTCTACTGGAGCATCACCTTCTTTGTATCTAGGTTTCTTCTTAGCCAGTTCCAGTCCTTTCTCTTGCATATATTGTTCAGTAAGAGTCTGTCTGACTTGCCCGACGATTGTCTCTGGAGCCATGTTCAATGCACGAATAGTTGAAGGATAAAGTGAGTTAATATCAATAGAGCCTATCCACTCATGTAGTCCTTTCTTAGGATTCATCACATAAGCACCTGCCGCTTGTCCTTCACTGATTGTATTGATATTCTGTCTTATCTTATTGGGTACAACCATGCCACGTTCATGTGCTTCATTCATCACTGCCATTTCAATCATAGCAACTGAGCCCATAACAGTTGGAAGCAACACAGTATTTTCATGCGCCAGTTGATTAGCAAGTTCTAAGAACTGCAACTTATCATCTAGTTTCTTAAGCAGTAATGTATCCTGTCTGTTATATTCGATGAACTTTTTAAAGTCTTTGTTGTACAGTTGATCTAGTGACCCTTCATACTCAGTCTTCTTTTCACCAACTTCCATTTCACCAATCGCATCTAGTTTATAACTATGGCGAGATTCATAGTTGTACTTTTTATAGAGTTGTAGATAGTCTAAGTGAATACGACCAACTAAGTCAAACGTTTCTTCTTCTTTACCAAATCGTTCATACTTACGTTTCTTAGGATACTGCCCTAACAGACAAAATCTACGTGTATCATCTTTAGACATCACACGTGTAACACGATTGACCATATACGGAATATCATATCCTTCTGAGTTCCAACCTGACAACACATCTGCATCTTCGATTAAAGAAAAGAATGCATCAAACAATTCTTTCTCTGTTCTGAACAACATAGTATCAGGGAACTCTGCGATTGCTTCTTGTGCAGTCTCATACGTCATATGCTTAGGGGGAACTGCAAGACATACTAACTGATCAAGCCAGTCTAAGTATAGACTAACAGCAGTCACAGGATTGAATGGATCACTTGGAGGAGAGAATCCTCTACTAGGATCAAAGTCTACCTCGATATCAAAGAAACACGTATGCAGTTTAGGGGCATCAACCTTCAGATAGTTTTCACTAAGGCATCTGAAGACGATCGGAATGTCTGCTTCAAACAGACGTTTCTTACCGTGGATGCGTTTCTCTTTCTCCCACTCTGCTTGTTTACGTGACGAAAACTTTTTGACAGGAGTGCCATAAAGTGATCGATGTTTGCCCTTAGGATCTTCATAATACAGAACATAATTCGTAGGATACTCTTTAAAGTCTCTGTTACCCTCAGGGGTACGTTCTACGACATGTATTCGTTCCGCAGATTTATCATGTATGGCGTCGATATAACTCATAGTGCTATTGTACTATAAAGTTGTTCTGATTGCAACTGATGAGTCTCAATTCCTGGATGTTCTTTGTCCAAAGCATAATCCTTAAATGTTAATTTGATATGATCGATAAAGTTTTGCATTTCGATCAAGTCAGGTTTTGTTTCTTGTGCTATTTCTGGCACATTGAGAAACGAATAATTTTTTATATTTTTAGAGTTTAATATCATTTCTGCATGTTGTATGGATAACCAATTATTCCAAAACTTTTGTTCTTCACTTGTCTCACCTAACATAACTTTATTGATTTCTATTCTATGTTGAAGTTCTTTAGACTCTGAAGTTATTTGAAAGCCTGCGTCAATTTTATCAGTCATTAGGTAATTTTCATATCTATCAAAATACGAATATCCTATTACAACTAAATCATCCTGTTTGAAATCTGTCCGTAAAATATCTAGTAAAATTTGATAATTACCCGAACCACAAGCAGATAAATTTAAACACTCGTAATCTAACTTTTCTGCTAGTAGATTTGGCCAAGCAAACTTACTAGGAGAATCACCTGGACGTCCATTTCCTATATAACAGTCAGGTAAACTGTGGCCGTATGTAAATGAACATCCAAACGTGACAAGTCTTGGCATTAAAGAGTTCGACCAACAGTCTCCAAGATATCGTTCAGTTGTTCGTGGTCAGCATTTGTGTCCATTAGATTGCTTTTGTATGCAATTCTAATTGCTTTCTTAAGAATAGAAGGCTTGATTTCAAGTTCTTCTGCGATTGCTTTTACAGTATCATTGAGTCCGCCGTTAAGTGTCTCAACTTCTTGCATTACTGCCATGCCTTCATTAACAAGTTGCTTCATTTTATTAACTTGCTCTGGATTAAAGTATTTACCTGCCATTATTATCTCCTATGATTATGTAAATCTATGCATATAGTATACAGAATAGTCTGTATGTTGTCAAGGGTATATTTACCCGTTTCTGTCGTCATCGTTTTGTTGGATGACATTTTCTAATAGAGTGAGCGGCGCCCCCTCTAGTTTAGAATAATATAACAATGCTTTTGTATCTTTCGGAAAACAGTGTCCACCAAAACCAAACTTACCATCTGGTCCAGGGACTTGCATATGACTGTCTCCTATTCTTGGGTCACGTTTTACCATGTCAGTAAACTGCTCCCATGTAGTCTCTGCATTGCTTGATTGGTGCAAATGAAATAATTCATTAAAGAATGATACTTTCGTTGCTAACCAACTGTTAATTGTGTATTTGATTAGACTTGCTGTTGTGAAGTCTGTTTTGAATGTGGGTACGATTTTGACTTGACTATGATGAATGTATGCTTGTTCTACTTCGATGCAGTCTTGTAACTCTCCACCTAGTATTTGCATATTTGGATTGATAAAGTCTTCTAAACTGTTTGCTTCAGTTAAGAACTCAGGATTATATACAAGTCGTAATCCACTAAAAAGTTTCTTAAACTGCGTTAGATGATTAGGAGTAATAGTAGATTTAACTACTACAACGTTTGCATAGTCTGTAAGTCCAATGTTAAGTAATACTTCACGTACTATGTGAGTATCTACGTCTAAATGTGATTCTTGTTGTGGAGTAGGCACACAGACAAATATCATGTCTGGATTCCATTCTACTAAATCTTTGATTGTGTGAGAATTAATTGCTGGGTCAACGATAAATTGTTCTGTATCATTAGTAAAACCATTGCTGACTGCGGAGCCAACAAACCCTTTACCGATTATACCTAACTTCATACTTCGCCTTTAATTTTTGCTACAAGATATTCTTGTTCGTAGTTTGGGTCACCATGATAGACCGGGGCCTTTGCAATTGCTTTGTCTACTCTCATTTTGATCTGCCAGAGTTTCTTTTTCATGTCTGAACCCGTGTAACCACAGTTTCTTTCATTCAACATTTCATACTCTAGTTCCCAAATGATATGTAGTGCTTTTTCAACTTCAGGTAATATCATGTGTTCTATTGTAATATTTAATACGGTTAGAGTCAAGCAAAACATTTCCCAAAAGCAATTATTGATAAATAATAGTATGAGAGCCTATCAATTTATCAATGAAGATCCGCTTAAAGACTTGGAAAACAGACTTCCCAAGATTAAGAGTGATCAATATAACGTAGACGAAAAAGGTAAAATTTATCGTAATGCCAAGCAGGCTGCCAAACAAGCACACAAAGCAAGACAAGAATTAACTGCTTCTGATCAAATGTTTGATGATGGTTTAAACATTGAGGATGAAGTAACAAAAGCCGCACATTGGATGGGTAATGTTTTAAAAATTGAAAATATGCCTAAAGTCAAGTTAAGTTATGATACACAAGAGGCACAAGACGGTCATCATACGGGTAGACACGAACTTGGTTCTGACGAGATTTGGGTCTATGGCAACAGAAATCTAATTGATATTCTTAGAACAGTATTCCATGAACTTGTTCATATCAGACAAGGAGAAAAAGGTTTAATCACACCCAATTCAAGTTATCCAGGGTCTCCTATAGAATCAGAAGCAGATGAAATTGCCGGCAAGTATATTAAAATATACGGAGAGCAAAACAATCACGTTTTTCAATAAACTCCGAAACAAATTTACAGAACATCCACACTCTTTGGGTGAAACATACACGGAACATTTAAGTTGTGCATTGTACTATGGTGTAAGTATGCTATTAACAGGCTTTGCTGTTATCATACATGCGTTCTTTCCGTTTTTGTTTGTAACAACTGGTAGTGATCTTGCAAAAGAAATCTGCAAGGATGTCAACAAAAGAGAGTTATAACTCTCCTTTTCGCAATAATCGTATAAACTCTTTAGATTTTTCAGTACGCACTCCAGTAACTTGTAAAGTAATGCGAGGGTGATGTCCTGCGTTTGCAGTTGAGTGAGGAACATCTTGCCATCTAAATGTAGTCACATCTCCTGCTTTCCAATGCTCAAAAGTATAGTTACCATAACTAAACCATTGACCGGGTCTCCAATCAGATAATTGAATCATGTATCTTTCTACAGTACTTGGGTCTTCAAAGTTCCATTTTTCTAATTTGTCCATGTGCAAGTTCCATACTTGACCTGGATTTTGTACATGAATTCTAGTCATCATATCATCTAAACCAAACTGATCTGCAATTGCTTGTATGTTTGGTGGCACTTCCCAGTTAAGATTACTGACAACATAGTCAATACCATAACCTGTCTTTTCTAAGTCATAGTCTTCAGTCTTAAATTCATCTTCTCCTCTGACTTTAGATTCTTTTTTAGGGTTGCCTCTCGTA